TCCCATACTAGTTATATTCGATATCGACGAAACATTAATTCAATATCTTGACAAACAGTCATACAATAAACATTACCAAACATTAAATCCCGAGGTCAAAGATGATTTTCTTAGCAAGCTGGCTGTAACTGATATAAAGCATGAGAGACTTATTATATTTAGACCACATCTTAAAGAATTCTTCGATTACGTCAGACAAAGTCGCAACAAAATAAAAGTTGCATTATGGACATACTCTGAACACGAATATGCTGTTGATATCAAAAACGAAATTGTAAAAAAATACGATAATGCTCTACACGATGATTTCATATTTACCTGGGGTGTTGAAGATATGTTCGAAGACGACGACTTTCCACCGAAGGACCTTTCATTAGTGTGGAATGATAAAAAAAGACATGCACTTCAAGACATATATTTGGAGGATGGTAGGGATGGAAATGTATACGGCAACATATTTAATAAGTTCAACACCTTTTTGGTAGATGACCGCTTCAAAAATCTCACACACAAAAACAATATGCAAAACAGCATCTATATTCAACCGTTTGCTCCATTCGGAACATCCAAAGGTAGAGAACCACTCAACGAAAGCAACTACAAAAAAGCCACTAATGATACAATGTTTCTTGATTTGATTAACATATTAAATAACATAGTTAATGATGTAAAAGGTTGCAGCAAAGAAGACATTGACCTCGCATTTAGCTCAGAATCCATATTTGATCCTAATTTATGCTCCAGAAAAAATATCAACACATATCTCAGAGGATATGGCCCCTGCACAGACTGGAAAATTAAGTTGCTAACCATCGGCGATGTGCACCTTGAAACTGCCGGTAAAAGTAAACACAAAAACACGTTTTATAAGAAATCCAAACGCAGAACCAGAACCAGAACCAGAACCAAAACCAGAACCAGAACCAGAACCAAACCCAAAACCAGAACCAGAACCAAAACCAAAACCAAAACCAGAACCCAAAACTAAACAAAAAAAATAAATCAAACGTATAGACAAAGATCTCTATTATCTTATAATTTTATAATAAATGATAAATTCGTTTATACACCAATATTTTATGGGTTAAACCAAAAATTGAAATGATGTTGGTATTGTCTTTAAACACTATTACAATACCAACATAAATACTGCAAAAACCATGCATCGTAAATACAGCAAAGGAAAAATTACAAACAGCACTTTCAAAAAAGCACGCAATCAAAAGAAACACGAAGACAAACCCAAAACAAACAAACATTCAAAACATGTTGCCGTTAACATGAAACTCCTTATTGCATCTACTTCATAAACACACAATCATAACTTGGTATGCAGCACAGAATGTATACAGCAATTTATATAATTTATATAATTTATTTGTAATTCTAATGTTTTCCAAATTCATTACAGATAAATTCAATTAATACACTATAAAACTAATCAACACCCATTCATAAATACTTTTTTTCATATACACTTTTTCTTTATGTTGCGCTTACAGACTCCGCCATAGGTTTTACATCTTTGGGAAAATGCTTACTTAAATACTTCTGTAAATTAAAATAAGTTAAATCATCCGTGGACGGAACTTGCAATAGCTTACGAAGCTTATCATCAGGATTAATTTTTCTACCATTTGTTGTATCTTGTAGGTCGTGTGTTCTAATATACTTATTGATCTCCCTAGTCACTTCAGTTCTAGCCATTTCGGTTCCAGCCGGTTTCTCCAAAAATAACGCTAGCTCTTCGCTAATTCTTGTCGGCTTTACAAACCCACTAGGAGCTCTCGCTGGTTTTGTTCCTAGAGCTTTCTTTTTTTTTTCTGCAGTGCGTCTAACGCTTTTCATCTCTTTCATATACTTCTTCTCTAAACACTTAAAATCATGTTTTAATGTAGCAAAAGTCGTTGCTAACATATTCAACTTCTTCATTAAATCCGTAAAATCATTGCTAATTTCATCTTCTACCTTTACTTCTTCTTCTACTACCGTATTTTCTACATTTTCCATGCTCGCCATCTCAACCGGAGTTGGCACCGGAGCCGGAGTTGGCGCCGGAGCCGGAGTTGGCGCCGGAGCCGGAGCCGGAGTTGACACTGGGGCTGCAGAGACAGTTTGCGAATCTAATTTTTTAGTAGCAGCTTTTTTACCAGCAGGAGCTTTTTCTTTTTTAACGGCAGGCATTATACAATTATGGTAAGAATACTATTTAAGTTGTTTTTTACCACAATATCTATATTTATTATTTATTATTGATATTGATGGATATTGATGAATATTGATTGATATTGATGGATATTGATGGATATTGATGGATATTGATGGATATTGATAGATATTAATATATTGATAAATAGATAAATTGCACTGTCCAATTGTATCAGTCGTTTTATTATACTGCACCATGATAAAACGACTGATACAACCATGGTAAACTTTCCGCTGCATTGGCGCTTACAAGCGTCAGAGCACCCAACACGTAAAACCCACCTAAAGCCGCAGACTCACGGTTTTCGCTCCCAATCAAACGTCTCATTACTTTCAGTGCAGTGTATTTCACGTTAATTACACTATTTATATGCAGATGATTTATGTTTATGTCACGAAAAGGATTTCCTAATGCATATATTTCACGCTTCGAACTATTAGATAGATTTGCACGATACTCCCAAATATCCAATAACTCACGAATTAACCGTAATGTTTGTTCTTTGCTTAGTTCATCAAACCAAGACGAATCCGCATGATTTCCCAAATTGTTTATTTCATAAAAAAAATTCAGTGTTTTGAATTTTAACTTTTCTTCCACCGTCAGTACAACCGCCTTTTCCTCTCGCAAATTTGTGTTTAACCCCATCATTTTATTTATTCTCATCAAATACCGCACCTCTTCCACCACCTGTTTCGATATTTCTTTTCGTGTATACGGATTGAACGCTTTGTCACCAAATTTTTCTATTAACTTATTTATGGTTTCCAAAACAAATCCATACAATGTTGCATCTTCCTCATCGTATAAACCATAAATTTCTATTTTTTGAAATGTTTGCAATGGCTCAAGTGACTCAAAATCCTCGCTATTTATGTATTCCCCACTTTTTAAAAGTTTCATATATTTGCACATTAAATATTTGCGAAAACACCTCACTATTTTTTCTTTGTAACATCTCAATCTTAATACATTATATAATACAAATATTATATCATTTTTTTTATTACCACAATATTTCACATCATATTTTTTTTTAATTTTTTTCAACGATATCAACGTTCTTTTTGTATTTAAAATTTCCCCATAATTTTTTAATTTAGGTATTTCATTTGTCACCACACCACGATATAATGCATTGTTGCTTATTTCTTCGAAATATTTGCTTACTTCTTTGTACGCAAAATTGTTAGTCATAAACTTCTTATATATACTATGTTATCATATTTATATATTTTTACAACTGTTTACAAGTTCACTGTAATATAGAACTTACATTTTTTTTCTGCATATAATTCATATTACTTATGAACTTATTACCGGCCCAAATTATACTTTTTGCTATCATAATCACATTTTTGCTTGTCTTTTTTCTTGGTAAACAATTTTATTACATTTCAAACTTGGTTGTTTTACAGGCTTTGTTTTTCTTGTTTGTCATACAATATTCACAAATTAGAAAGTTTGATACTAGACTAAATTTTAATCCATTTAAAATAATTTTTAATTATCCGCAATTGCACGTTCTACTTGCACTAATACTTTTTCAAATTACCCAATTGATCTTTACCAATAATAGCTCAGGGAATCTTTTCAAATTACCATTTTCTGTTCTAATCCCAGTTGAATATTTGTTAACAATTTACATTCTATACAGTATCACTTCCGGATACAATATTGCATTATCATCCATTTCTGATGAGAGCAACGAATACAATATACTTTCACGTACTGGTTTTTTTACCATTTATATAGCATTATTGATTAATCTTGGTATAACATTAGCAAAAATTATCTTATTTCAACAAGCCGCCGCAGATTAAATATATATCTCTACCCATGCTCCATACAAATATTGTTTGAATCATTCAGTATTATCTGATAGTTTAGTCCACAATTATTATCATCACTCCAGACACCAAATATTCTAATTATAAACATCTTGCTATCATAATATCCTAAATTTATCCCTTTGTTTGCACTTAATTTCAGTGCTCGCAACTTCAAAATGTCAAGTTTTAAATGATATATTTTGTTTATCTTATCTTGAATCAGTCCTAATAATTCTTTTTCTATTTCAACCAATTTTGTCAGTAACCTCATATTCTCATCGCTATTCATCCTGATTTTCAATTTGTCACTCTTCACTTTATAAATTTCTATATTACGCATGTCCATTAATATATATATACCATTCAACATCATGTTTTTATCAGAATATATTATTTTGGTAAATTCGCTACCCGCCTTCAATATGTTTTTCACTGGCTCATGCAATACAACGTTTTTTATGTGAAACGTGTTTATGTCCGTTGCTATATACATTTTTGTAATATTCGCTGTTGTAGTATTTATGCTTTTATCATTTAAATACTTCAACCATTTCTATTTATACTTTATGAATTTTCATGAAACACACTACTTTCAATACTTGAACACTGTCGACAAATTTAATTTACATAAATCTCTGCAAAAGTATTACTCACTATTTCATTCCCGTCCATATCATCTCATCATAAATGGACCTCGCGGTATCGGCAAATATTCCCAATCCATTAAGTTTATTTCTTTATTCAGCCCATCCAATCTCAAATACGAAAAAAAAACCAACATTAACCATGACAAAAACGAATACTACTTCAAAATTAGTGATTCGCATATTGAAATTGACTTCTCGGTTTTAGGATGCAATCCTAAACTGCTATGGAACGACATATATAGCCAAATTATAAACATCATCACTACCAATAACTATCACATATTCTTCATTTTATGCAAAAATTTTCACTCAATCCATAACGAATTACACGATATTTTTTATTCATACATGGAAACAACCTTTTCTAACACCTTCAATATTTATTTCATTTTCAATACTTGCAATCTTTCTTTCATTCGTCCCAACATACTTAATATATGCTACATTCTTTCTCTACCAAAACCTAGCAAAACCAACTATTTACAACTCACCAACAAAAAAAATACACTACATGAACATCCCACTCTTCCAATAACTGATGTATTATCCATCAAATCTTTGAAATCTAACATCATAATTGATTACTCTCATATACACAATACTCTATT